CCCGAAGATCAGGCAAAAATCTGGACGGTCAAGGTCGGCGGCGTTGGAATAGGCTACCGCCTCCAGGTATTTCAGACCTATCTCAATCGCCAGGTGTTCATCAAAGTACCCGGTTATCGCATATCAGACCTGAACAAAGATGAACGGGCGAAGATCATGAGCGCTGTCTTCAACGTTTTTGTGCATCAGGGATCGAATATCCCGAGTGTTGATCAGATTGCGCAAGATTGCATGTTGCTTCAGCAGCAGATCATACCGATGGTTCTGGTTGAAAGACAGCCGGGGCTTGTGAGTATAGCGGGAGGGCTGCCGCACTAATGACCGATACCATCGATCTCAAGAAAATTGACGCTTCCGACGCTGACCCGAAGGTCAAAGAGGTGTATCGCCTGCTCAAGAAGTGCATGGAACAGCCCGAGCGCACGGCTTGGGTGACTATGCGCCACGAGCTGCATGATGCCGTCGAAGAGTCAAAGATATGGGATGGAAAAGAAGAGCAGGCCATGCTTGCGAAGGACATGATCCCGCTCACAATCAACGATCTCTACAAGGGAGTTCAGGGCAGCACAGCGGTTGTGACGGATCAGAAACCCGGCGTTGAGTTCCTCCCTGTCGGCTCCGGGGATTTGTATGTAGCGGAACTGATGAAGCGCGCCCATGATCAGGTTTGGGCTCAGAATGACGGCGGGACAGAACTATTTGAGTTTGTGAAGGAGGCCAAAATCGCGGGCCTGCCTGCCATCGATGTGAAGCACGACCCGGCTAAGGGGATTTACGGGAAGGTTGTTATCGGTAATTTCGACCCAGAAACGCTGTATTTTGACATGCAGAAATGCCGTAAGGCCGACCTTTCCGATGTTACCGTTATTAAGGCGCACCTTGTCTCAAAGTCCTACTGCAAAGAAACCTACGACGGTATAAAGGATGAGGATCTTGCCTTTGAGGGTGTAGCGAAACCCGATGATGGGGAGAAGACCGATACCGTTACCGGGAAAGACAACTACACTATCGGCACAAAAGATGACACCCCCGCCGGCCCTGATGAATTTCCGGAGGAAAAGGAAGATGTGTGGGAGATTGAGGCGCATATCCTCAAACGCGAGAAAGAGATATGGCTCATGGTGCCGGACGGCAAGGGTGGGTACGGCAGAACGGTCTTTAAGTCTACCCAAAAGTCCGACGCAGAATCAGCGAAGGCAAAATCTCAAGGGTCGGTCATCTGGCCCCGAACAGTCGAGAAACGATTTCTTCGCATTGTCGTAGGCAAAAAGCTCATTCCGCAGCAGACGAAGGAAGGGGAGGTTGATGAGGTAGCCAATGCTTACGGAGTTGACGTTGACGGCGATCCGATCCTACCTATCGTCTCTATGATCCACGAGAAGACGCGCAAAGGCAAACCGATCTCACCAACAAAGTTCGCTCTTGTGGCCTGTAAGGAACGGAATAAGCGCCGGGCGCAAGCGATCTATGTTGTCACGAAGAATATCGATGCGCCAATTCAGATGAGTGGAGATTCTAAATGGGTGGTAGACAAAACCCACGGGGACTGGATTCAGTTGGGGAAAGATGCGGGATTCCCTGCATCAAGGCTTTTGCCGGGCGTCACCTCTGAAGCTGCCCTGAACATGGAAGCCATAGCCAAAGCAGACGTTGACGATATGTACGACATGCACGATGTTATGAAGGGGAAATTCCCCCCGGGTCGGCCTGCCATGGGATCCGTTTTCGCTCTAATCGATCAGGGCGGGATGATGTCAAAGCCATTCACGCGCAGCCTTGAAGCGGCCCTTGTGCGTCTCGGCAAGGTAACGATGGCCTGCATCCTGATCAATTGGCCGCGTTCCATGTGGGAACGGTTGATTGAACGCGATGAGTGGGGAACATGGAAACCGGAAGACCAGAAGCCACAGGAAAGCGCGGTAGACTCACTCAATAAACTCGGTCGGCCCGAAGATGCCGGAGAGGGCCAGCAGGCTCAAGAGGAAATCCGGGCGAAATGGATGGCTGCCCTTGAACTTCTCAGGCCCGCAGACCTGACAAAAGAGCCGGGCATTAACCTCATGGATGTTGATGTGCGGGTAGCGGCAGGATCGACCATGCCGACAAACCGGGCAGCAAAGCAGCAGATGGCTATCGAACTCTATGCAGGTGGTAAGGGGATCTACGACCGAGAGGCCGCGCTTGATTACGTGGACGATCCAAAGAAGGATCAAGTTGTCGCCCGCATGAAGGCGCAGGAAGACAAGATGATGCTCATGGCAATGAGCGGGGCGAAGACTCCGGGAGGGGCGGCATGAGTGAACGAGGAAGTTTTGTAACAGAATACATATATTGCGAAAAGTGCTTTAAGAATGCCAAAAAGGTTCTCTTGTCCAAAGAAAAATATCTGTGTTCGGTGGCAATTCCAAGCTGGCAAGGGAGACGCAAGCATCTTCCCATTATTGCCGGAAAGGTAGGGGGCTTGTATGAAAACGAGGAAGTTCATACGTTCCTGGGTGACTTAATTCCGAGGCTGGAGGTAGTTTTATGCCATAATCTTAGAATTGTTGTTATTCCGGACGGAGCAAAACCGGCCTCATTGGTTGCTTGCGGGAAGGCGAAACCATGACCGAAATCCGCTGCAAGAAGTGTAACCGATTACTGATGAAGAGTGAAGCCGCAAGAGGGGAAATAAAGTGCGGAAAGTGCGGTTTTATTAACCATATTGACCATAATATCATTCGAGTCGGTTCAATGATAGGGCCGAAGGTGAAGTTTGATGCGGAGAACTTTGGAACCATAAGCTACGGGTAATATAACAAGAGCGGTTCGACCGCCAATAGAGAAACGAGGGGGCAGTTACCGCCCTTCGGTGGCAGCTCAAGGGTACGTCGGGGCGTAAGGTGCCCTGCACAGGCGAAGCGGTGTATCCGATAGTCTGGGAAGAATCCCCGATGCTGCCATATAAATAGAGTCCTACGAGGGCCATGTCCGAGAAATCGGCGTGGCCCTTTTTGTTTGGCAACCGCCCTGACGGTTTTCAGGAGCACGGCCCCTTCCCGGCCATAACAGGGATGCAGCGAAAGGAGAACATCATGGGAGACGAAGTTTTCACACCTGAAGAGCTGGTGATCTTGGGAGAGGCATCCGACCCTTCAACTGCGGTCCAGGAAACGCAGGTCAAAGAGACGGCTGAGGCGAAGGTTGAGGAAACCACCGCGGAGACCAAGACCGAAGAGAAGCCCGTCAAAACTGACGAACAACCTGAGCACACGGAAGAGGAAAAGAAGGCAGCGGAAGGCATGGGCCTCCGCATCGAAGGGGGTTTCATCGTCGATGACGAGGGAACCAAGATCCCCGCGAAAAGGTGGAAGTCTCTGTACCACGATTACAAGGAGACTCAGCGCGGGGCAACGGAAACCACACGTAAATTCAACCTTTACAGAGAGTTGGGCGCGGATAAGTACTATGAACTTTATCCGGAAGAAAAACCGGCAGGCTACAAGCCTCCGGCTACCAGGGAAGAACAGACAAAACCGGAGATTCCCGCAAACATCGGGGCAATGGTTGTGAACGGCGGGCCGTACAACGGGCAGACGCTGAATGATGTTTACGCAGTTGACCCGGCATACGCAACCCACCTGCAAACACAGTACCTCGATTCACAGCGGGAAAAGGTAACGACAGCCAAGCAGCAGCAGGAATCGCTCAAGCATGAGGCTGAAACAGAAATAACCGCCTTTTCTGACCATCTCTCAACGGAACTCTTCGGGAAAAAGACCGGGGATCTGTCGAAAGAAGAGGAGGGACGCGTCGGGCAGGTAATTCAGGAAACGCTTGATTGGATGGCAAAGACCAAGCGGGGCGCGGGGATCATCGCCGACGCCTATTTCCTCATGAACAAGGATTACATGCTGAAAACCGCTGCGGAAAAAGGCGGGAAGGCAGCCCTTGAAAGCCTGAGTAAAAAACCGGCGATTCCGTCTGTGGACACGACGGGCGGCGGGACTACCGTTACCGATTACGAGGCGATGACCGGTGATCAGTTGGCAAAAGCTGTCGAGGGTATGGGCGAGAAAGAATACGCCAAGTTTTTGAAAAATGCTCCCGCATCGCTTCGCGCGAAGCATCCATCCCTTCCCTGGGATTGAAAGACCCAATTCCCTGAGAGGTTCACAACTTTCAGGAGGAACTAAAAATGGGTGATTGGACATTTACAACGGCAGACGCCCTTACTTCTCAGACCTGGGCCAAAAAGTGGTGGATTCAGTCGAAAACTGCATCCTACTTCTATGGCCACGGGTTTGTAGGACCGGGGCAGGACAATATCATCGTCGAATTTTCGGAACTGGAAAAAGAGCAGGGATACCAGCACACCTACGGCCAGATCCGCGAACTAAGCGGGGCCGGTGTCAGCGGTGACTCAACGATGGAGGGCGCGGAGGAATCGCCGGATGTTTACGACGATGCCATCACGATCAACCAACGCAGGAACGCCGTGAGATCTGCCGGCAAGCTCTCCGAGCAGTACCCGTCAGACAAGGCGGTACGGACTTGGGCGCAGGAACTCCTCGATCGATGGATGGCGGCATTGATCGATCAGGACATCTTCGATGCCCTACAAAGCTCCTGCACCAAGAGCATTTGGGGTGGGGATGCGACGACCGACATCACCATCGAAGCGGGGGATTATTTCACCACGTCGCTCATCTCAAAGGCCGTCGCCTACGCGCAGAAGGCAACCCCAAAAATCGTCGGCAAGACCATCGGCGGCAAGGAGATGTTTGTATGCGTGATCTCCCCGGATCAGTCTTTCGATCTCCGGACCAGAGATGCGGCATGGTCGCAGGCCCAGAGAGAGGCACAGCCCAGCGGTGATGCCAACGCGATCTTCAGCGGCAAGACCGGGATGTGGGATCAGACCGTTATCCATACCCATAAGCGGATTGCCACGACCGCCGTGTGGGGTTCGGGTTTGAACCTCAATGGAGCTGCGGCCATGTTCCTTGGGCTTCAGGCGGGAGCCATCGCATACGCGAAGAAGAAGGTCTGGAACGAAAAGACCTCAAAAAATCAGGGGTCCTTTACGCAGGAATGCGAATTGAAAAACGATGTGAACTCAGGGGAAGCCCGATACGAGTACGCTTTAGCGGCTTGACAAGGGCAATCCTGAACTAAGCCCTTTGATGTGGGCAGATTCCATGATTCCGGTGTTTACCATGATTACAGTTGGAACAAAGAACTTGATAGCCGGGCGGAAAGTTAGAATCCTTCAGCCATTTGTAAAATTTGGACCCGTGGTGAAGGAAGCCGTGCGATTTTCTGAACTCACTTCCATCGTTGTTGACATGATCAAGTGTCAAAAACATGGGTTCGGTTTCTCCGCAACAGGCGCAAACGTATCCGCCGTAAGCCCGAATAGCCTCATCTTGAAGTCGGTAATAGTAATCAAGGCTGTGTGCTCGGTGCTTCTCCGCGTTATCAATGTTCCACTTTGTGGCCCTCTCGATGTCACGCGCACGGGAATGGTTTCGACGGTAATCCCGAAGCCAATCACGGGAACGCTCGCGCCATTCTCTCATGTAAGCCTTGCGGCAGTCATGGCAGGTGAGACCGTGAAACTGATCAGCCGGTTTCGTCTGGTGGCATTTAGAGCATGTTTTCATGGTATTACCTCCGTAATCAAAATACTATCAGATTATGGAATCAATGTCAAGGGGAAAGTGCAACGACCATCCCGCAAGGGAGTAGGGGCAAGTGTCCCGAAGCGCATCGCATCCAGAACGGATGAAGATATGGTCTGCTCTGCATGGGAACATGCAGCAGCCCTTTAAGGGCGGCTTGAGATTAACGACCTCAAGCGAACACAAGGTTGATTATGGCAACAAAGTCGGTTTCTGCATCGGGGCAATCTATGGCGTCAGTAAGTCCGTTTTCAATTCAGCGGATAACGCCGTGGTCTCGATCCGCACTTACCGGACCAGCAATTAAGGAGGTGAACCATGAAACTTGAAGGGACCGCAAAGCTCAAGAAAGTGACTCCGAATGGGGCAGTCTATGCCCTGTCGATTCCCGGCTTGCAGACGCAAAATCTGTACGTCAATCTGTCTCCCGGACAAGTCCCGGCGGCGGAAGGAACGGCTGTTGTCGAAATCGACGTTGAGGAACCCAAGGCAGCCAAGGAACCGGAGCCCCCGAAAAATGGAAAGAAGAAATAGCAGGACGTTGGCGGATAGGGCGACGCTGGCCGCGCCTGTCTGAAAAGGGGAACTCCCGGCCCCCTTCCGCCACGCAACACCGGGCAATGAAGGGAGATAGAGGAACATGAAAGTACAAAAAGCAAACCTGGTTGATCCCGTGGGGGAAGATCAGGCACAGGACGGGCAGCAGAGCAAGGTCAATGAGGTCCAGACCATGAGCATCGAAGGGTTGAGCCTTGACGATTTCCAGCCTATTCCGGTTACGGCTGCGAGACAGCCCCATCCGTTTGAGGGGTATCCGCAGAAGAAAATACAGATCGGAACGTATCAGGAAAAAGGCAAAAAGGAACCGACGCCGCTCATCGTCAGCAAGACGGCCCTCATCGCACTGAATCCGAAGGAGTACGTTCATCAAGATCCGTCGGGGAAGGGCCGCTCTCAAATCGTCAACGGTCAGGAAACATTTGTCGATTTCAAGACCCTGCATAATCGCATAGTCCGGGACCAGAACGGAAACAATATTGAAGTCCTGTTTTCGAGGGAAATCAATCTCGGGGACGGCAAGAAGATCACCCGTTGCGCGTATTGCCCGGACCATACGGCGCGGGCGCAGATCGTCTACATGATCGACAAAAAGACCGGGAAGACAGTGGTGGATCGTCGGTATGTCCTGGCCGACGGGGAGCAGGCAGGAAGACTCCTGCGCGTGTTTCAGAATTATCATTATCAGCAAACCCAAACAGAGCGCAGTGCGACAAAGTTTGATGCTGAACCGGAGAGCAAGGCGCAGTAAGGGGAAGAACAATGGCAGGAAATGTAGAAGCTCAAATAAAGCCTGATGGATTATCGCAGCGCAGCCTTGTGGATATCCTATACATGATTGTCTATTCAATTCAAGGCATTTGCCAGAAGCTTGACGATGACGACACCACGGATGACACATACGAGGCTAAGGTTTACACGGCCATCTTTAATGGCAGTATCGAGGATGGGCGGGGGAACAGCATCCAGAACCGGGCAAATGACGGGGCTGGAACGTATGTGCCAGATGATCGCTTTTTCATCATCAAGCCTAACGGCATCGGCAACAAGGAACTCCTCGAATGTCTCTACCAGATTTTCGACATGCTGGAGACATTGACGGAGCAACTTGACGCCGACGATGCAACGGACGCGACCCATGAAGCCCTTTGCTACACGGCAATTCTGGTGTGGATCATTGAGAATTGCAAGGGGGACCAAATAGGGAACGGGACCGCATATTATTTGCGGAGTGCATCAGTGGATCAGAAGGAACTCGTAGATATCATCTGTAACATCCTTGATAGCCTGGAAACCTTGACGGAACAGCTTGACACCGAAGCGGCCCCGGCAGGGACGGACTACGAAGAGCTCTGGTTCACGGATACTATTCTACTGCGGGTCGGGGATTCACAGGGGCTGTATTCAGGGAATGACATAACCGTAACACCTTAACAGGAGGTTTGAAAAATGAGGAAATTCAATGTTTTTACACTCGCAATCGCGCTGCTCGCCGTGTTCATCGCGGCCCCGGTTCACGCAGCCCTTCAGGATATGTGGGCTGATGTCTACACCTGGGACGGCAAACAGAGTGCCGACGGCAAGCCGGTGCTGACCCGCAAGACGACAAATATCACGTACAAGGTTTTGGCGGTTGGCACGACTACCGCAGAAACGCTTTATTACTACAACACCCCGGCAATGACCAGCCTTACCAATCCGGTCACGGCTACGATCTTTGCCACGGACTCAATAGGCCATGATCGGATTCAATTCCGGGTAGACCCCACGGATGCAACCGACGACCGATACGTTGATCTGCTTGTCGTTGATCTTGTCGGCGGGTTTACGGCATTCGTGGACAATTTCGATAAGTATCAGCACGTCATTGTAATCGACGAGAGGTATGGCATCGGGCATCACGGCTCTATCTGGTTCGGCAATTCGAGTATCGCCGTACAGAATACCGGTATCAACTTCATTGCCGGTTCGTTCATCCAGGATGTCAGGGTTGAGGTTGTAACGGCGGGTTCCGGCCTTTCGCTTGATGTCGGTATTCTGGCAGCGGCGACGGGCGGGGACACTGACGGATTCAGGGCAAACGTCCTCTTGACGACTACGGGATGGGTGGCCGACACCGGTGTGATCACCGCGGGCACCACGATTGATTGGACGGAGGCAACAACCTATGGGGCATTGCTCTATACCGCAATCACCGGGTCCGATGCTGTGGAGGCGGGCGGTGGCCGGTCATACCTGGGGCATATCATCACGACGGAAACCAGCGCGGGGAACCTCGTTTATGGAATGAGTACGACCGACACAACGGGCGGATTCATCCACTACTGGTTTACTCGAGGCAGATAACCTTTAACCGGGCGGGGTCGGGAGCCCCGCTCACTTCTTCGGGAGAGGAAAAGATGGATATGAAAAAAGAGTGGACCATACCGATACTGTTTTTGATGCTGCCTTTCGCCTTTTTATCTCCGGGGTTGATATGGAAAAGCCAGCTCTTGTTTTTCATTATCTGCCCGGTGTTCATAATCGCGCTGAATCTCAAAAACCTCTGGATCAGGGCGTTTCTGCTCTATGCCGCAGCATGGCAGATATTTATATTCTTGATGGGATTCAATCATAAGGGTTTCAGTCCGGGGCCGGGGTTGTCGATGCTGCTTGCCATTACAGCCGGGGCCATTATTTTCAAGTTTATCTCTGAGAGCAAGCTCCCGAATCACAAATGGTTCATGTTCATCAGGATCGCGGTTATCGTTCAAATCCTCGTCTCACTGCCTCAGCCATTTGGGTTGAACCCCGTGATGGTGCTCCTTGGGCTGTTCACCAACGTGCAGGAAAGGCTCCCCGGCCACCTTGTAGGCACTCTCGGGAACCGTAACTATCTGGCGGCGTTTATCGCAATGTCAGTGCCGTTCTTCGCCGGGTGGAGAACATTCAAGATCAAAGGCTTTACTGTCAACCCGGCGCTCATCCTGATCTTCGTTTTCCTGGGGTTCTGCTTGTCCCCCGGAACCCTTGCGGCGATCATCGGCCTCACATTCCTCTTGACCTACGAATGGTCGTGGAAGGGGAGATTGATCGCCCTTTCAGTTGGGGTAAAGGTAGCCATGGCGTTTGCGGCGGTTTACGTCCTGACCACGGGTAATCACCTGAACGAATTTACCGCGCTCCCCGCGCAACTCAGTGAATTTCTGTCAACCGGGAAAATCACGACAGACCCCTTTCAATCCGATCTCGGACGATTCGCTATGTGGATGACGGCAATCAGCCAACTCCTGCAATATTGGGGGTTCATGGTGTTCGGCATGGGACCAGCGGCGTTTTGGGGCCGACAATACCCTATTCATGGGCAATATGTTTCCGTCTGGTTTCAGTTCGGCCTCGTGGGTCTCGGGCTGATGCTCGGATACTTTTTCACGGCGGGGCGGTTTCTGTGGAAGGCGAAGAGCAAGGTTCTCCTTACGGCGCTGCTGATCCTCTGCCTGGATATGATCGGGAATTTCCCGCTTGAAATCGCGTCAACTTCTTTCATGGCAATTATCATCTGTGGGTTGATCGAACGCGAAAGGCAAAAACGATGGCTGACTACTTGACGTTTGAGAATATTTATCAGGCGGTGATGAAGGCCGTCTCGGATAGCAATTACACCCGCACTGATGAAGTCAAGGCCGTCTGCAACATGATATATCTCAGCGAGATTAACCAGTGCGACGACCTTTACCCGCTTTTCTGGCTACTCGACCAGGATACATCATCGAAGAAGTCGAAGGTGCGGGCGGCGATCACCGGCATTACCGCAGCTACTCCCCCGGTTGTTTCATCGGCTTCGCATGGGTTTGTTGATGGGGATGTAATCACCATTTACGGCGCCGTCGGCATGACAGATGTGAATGGTCAAACGTATGTCGTCAAAAAGGACTCTGCAAACGCCTATCACCTTCACGATTTCGCCGGGGCGGATGTCGTTGGGGCCGGTTTTACCGCGTGGTCTTCCGGGGGGTATGCATACCACCGGGGCGTGACGTTGACCGATTGCCAGAGCGTCTACAAGGCAAACTGGCATGGATACGATAACGGGATGACGCCAATCGGCCCTGGTGAGGTGGAAGAACAAGCGGCGTGGATGAGCGAAAACACATCTCGCCCCACAAGGTACATGCACAGAAAAGTCTTTACCGCGGCCGGAGCCCAGGAAGATTACCTTCTTTGGTATCCCGCCGCCGATGCAGAATACAACCTTCGTGCCTGGCTGGAAAAACACGTCGCGCGGCTATCCGTGGCATCCGACGTCCCCATCGGCCCCGTGCAGGTTGGGGACGCGATCATTGCCGGGTCGGTCATGCGACTCGGCCAGAACGCCGTACAGGTGGAAGCGGGTGTCGTGTGGCCGTCCATCTATCAATCGAACCTTACCGCCATCCGAACCTTGAATCGTAAATGGTGGCAGCAGTTCAAGCAGAACGAAAGGAGCGGGTTGTTTCTGCCATGAAGCGTATCCTTGCCTCGATCCTGATTATTGCCGCCCTCATGGGCCTCGGCGCTGCCGCTACCAAAGCAGCCGAATTGCAGCCTATCTCCTTCCCGTTTATCGGGCGGTGGCAGCCGTCCGAAGATCCGGTATTGCTCGACGACTACGGGCTGCAGGATATTCAGAATCTCAGGAAATCGGGGAAGCATTTCAAGGCAATCGGCGGGCATACGATCATCAATTCCACGACGCTTTCTGCCAGCCGCAAATATGTCCTGAATGGATTTCATTTCCATAAGGATCAGCCAGCGGAAAGCCATGTCATAGTATTAAGCGGAAATGCCGATGATCCCACCTTCACATCGCTTTCTGAAAATACTGCCGTTGTTCCCGGAACCGGAAATTTCAGCACTACGGTTCTTCATCAAGACCCAACAAGCCTCGGAAGGGTAGGAAGATTCTCGTTTGCTCCTGCCGGGAACATGGTTTACGCGAACGGGCCTGAAACGGTGATATGGGGTGGAAGCGAAATTGAAGCAACCGCCTTCATCACCTCGGAAACATCCCTGTCCGGAACATCAATTTCCCTGACAAATCCCAACGACTACAGCGACAAGGTAAGCAACGTCCAAACGGCCGCCGATCAGGAGGCCATCATCGGGGGCGGGATCGACAGTTACACAAAATTTCTTTTGCACTCGGATGGAACCGACGCATCAACTATTTTTGTCGATGCGATATCAACAACAAGGACGATTTCGGCGGCTGGCAGCGCAGAGATAGACACTTCAGAGGCGAGATTTGGAACCGGATCTCTCATTCTTGCATCCGCAAGTACTGATTACATCTATTCCGCAGGCGACACCTGCTTTTACCCCGGCACTGATTATAATGTCTTCGATTTTTGGTGGAGACCAAACGGAACTCCGTCAACCACGGGATTTTTCCAGCAATACCATGACGCCAATAATTTTTACCAATTTTATTACGATGCTAATAAATTACGCCTTGCCCGTGCTGACGCGGGGGCACCGGCAGAAATAACCAGCAGCGCACTGACCGTCACTGCGAACCAATGGAACCATATCGCAGTGATGTTTAAATATGACGGAGCAGCCTCACCTTATTCTTTTTGGCTTAACGGGGTTAATGTCGGGTATGGCACCGTAAATGCAACAATGCCAAGCCTTACAGATAATTTTCAAATTGGCAGGATTGACGCGCTTGGGGTGGCTTACGGAATCAATGGAAGCATTGACGAGTTTAGAATCTCTCGCGGGACGGATCGTTATCCTCACGCACTTGGGAGCACTGATTTCACCCCAAGCATTCGGGCATATGGTACGGCTGCAAATACTTTTCTGGTTGGCTTTACCAGACCATTGCAGGGGGTAAAACTTTATGTAGACCGGATCAATCGGGTTGCGTCAACCTTATCCTGTAAAGAGTGGAACGGTGTGTCGTGGACATCATTATCGATCACCGATAATACTGTTACGGGAGGGGTATCTTTAGCCAAAACGGGAACTGTTACTTGGTCGTCAACGGCATCAACATCGAAAGCAAGATATATAAACGGGTATTCCCTTTACTGGTATCAATTCACCTTATCAGAAGGCGAAGCAACAATATATTACGTCACCGTTGACGCCCCAATGCAGTCAATCAAGAATATCTGGAACGGGGCCGAGGTCTACCTGTCGAAATGCTACAAGTATGACGGCACAAACTACATCGACTATACCGATGCAGTCAATGACAATACGTATCTTACCTACCTTGACGCTTCGTCCCTTTCAACATCCGGGTATTTGCTCGTCGGGTTTGTTCAGCCCATGCAAGGGTTTGACATTCAGATGGTTGCCGGTCAGGAGAATACCACCGCATCAACGCAAATGTCAGGGTCATACTCGGACGGTTCCGGCTGGATGAATGTCATCGGGATAAATGACGGAACGGCCACAAGTACGACGTCACTCAATAAATCCGGCATCGTCTCTTTTCAAGGGCAGGACACTGGGACCGAATTTCAACGGGCGATATCAGATGAAACGCCGCTTTATTATTACAAACTCAACTTCGCAACCGCGCTTGACGGCACGACTCAGATAGCCGAGATTCGGGGGATACCTTACCCGAGATCAATCTCATCGTATTCTTTCAGTGAATCATTCCAAAACAGATTGTTCTTATTCAGCGAGTACAATGGCCAGAAAAACAAGGTTATTTACTCACAAGAAAATTCCCCGGACATCCTGAATGGATCGGATTCCGGTGATCTATACATCGGCGGGAACGATGAAATCATATCGGCAAAGGCGGTTTATAACGTCTTCGGGAACTCTGCATACGATCAGCTCATAATCGGGAAGAGAAACGAGATTTACCGCCTGAGTGGAGACGGCCCCGATACGTGGAACGTCAAGCGGATCTCCGCGAATATCGGCGTAATCGCCCCGCTTTCAATGGTTTCCTGTGAGGTTTCGGGCCAGCAGGATACGGCAAGAACACAAGTCATCATCTGGCAGGGAGACAAGGGGTTTTACATGACGGACGGGTCATTCGTCATCTCAATTTCGGATGATATCAAGTGTTACTTTGACCCAAACGATTCACGATATATCCCGACTGCGAGGCGGTCAAAGACGGTCGGATGGTATGACCCCTACACGCGGGTATATAAGGCGCTGATTTCTTCCGGATCGGGGCAGACTTACCACAATATCGAACTCGAATACTCCTTGATGAATAAGGAATGGGCGAAGGTTTACCGGGCAAATGCAAGTGGAGCCGATCCCCTTCAATGTGGATTCCAGGTATTTGATACCAGCGGGATCGGGTACACGTACGGCGGGAACAGGACCGGCTACATGTACCGCCTTGAGAACGGGACGACCTTTTCAGGGACGACCATCACGCAATACCTGCATACGAAAGACATGATTCTTGACCAGACAGCCCCGCTATTCAGGAAGTCTGCAGTCAAGTATCTCAGGACGGCCCACAAAAAGAAATCCGGCGGAACGATAACGGTCGCGCATTATGGTGATCAGGTTTTAACGGTGAGCGGAACGAGTAACCAAAGCGTTCCGGGTGCGTTTCCAATGGCAACGGCTCCTTACAATACGCAGTCATGCGCCCTTGGGCCGTTTCTCTATCACTCATTCAAATTCACGACAAGCGACACCACGGCAGCCGATGGGATGGAACTGATAGGGCTTGGATTCTTCGTCGAACCATACACGGCGTTACGATAAGGAGGAATAGCGATGGCACAGACCTTTACCGAAGCCCTCATGGAAGCCAAGCGGCGCGCACGGCTACAGGGGAGAACTCTTTCAGAACAGGAGGCGGCAGGGATCACACAGGGGACCGCGAACGCCGCTCAAGACAGGTCTCTTCAAGAACAGGCGCTTTTGCTGAATAAACAGACCGCAGCCACGCAGGAAAAGCAATTCGGGGAACAGTTGGCCGCCCAGAAAGAACAATACCTTGGCACCATCGGGCTGAAAGAAAAGGAACTCGCACAACAACAAGCGCAATTCGGGTCGCAGATCGGCTTGAAGGAGCAGGAAATAGCCGCGCAACAGGAGCAGTTTGGTCAAACCTTGTCGCAAAGGGAACAGGAATGGCTCGCGCAAAAGGAACAGTTCGGGCAATCCCTTTCTGCAACCCAATCGCAGTTTGCGGCGCAACTCGCTACCCAAAAAGAGCAGTTTTCGCAAGACATGGCCCTCAAGACGTCTTCCTTCAATGAGCAATTGGCGCAGAGTCAGCGGCAATATGAAATGGCAAACAAGACCCTTGAACTGCAAAAAAGTCAATTTGAGCAATCGTCAGCCGCCCAAAAAGAGCAGTTTGGGGAACAGATGCAGTTTCAGATTTCCGAATCACAGCGAAAAGCGGACGAACTTGCGCAGCAGATGACAATACAGCAGCAGCAATTTACCGAAACGCTGTCGCTACAGCAGAAGCAATATGAAGCACAGTTGGCGGCGGCGGAAGCGGCCCGGAATCAGGACAGTGGCGGGACATGGATATGCACGGCAACGAAGGAGGCCGTCGGGACCACAAAAGAAGAACGCAAAGCAATGAAACTTCTCCGCAGATATACAAAGGCCACTCATCCCGAATGGTTGAAGGCATACCGGCTACAAGGGCCTGCGCTTATCAGGGCGATAGCAAAGAAGGTATCCGACAAGACGGAATTTTACCAGGGCGTCAGGGACCGGCTGATCGTTCCGGTTGTGTCGATGGTATGTGCCGGGGATCTTGAAGGAGCATACGCGCTTTACCGAAAGATCACCATCGATATTTGCGCGAAGTTTGCGCCGCGTGAACTTGGAGTGTTGACTGATGGGTAATCCATATTCAGACGCCAACCCATACTTGATTCAGCGCCAGAGAAGCAACGCCGGTAATAATCTTATCAATTTGGGGTTGAAGCTCTACAGCGTCAAGAAGGGTACGGGTATCAAGATCCCTGAATGGAAGATCGGTGGGTCGAATGCCGGGGGAGCGCTCGAGGTTCCGAAAGGGACGACAGAAACGAATCTTTCCGCTTTCGACTTTGGCAAGGGCGGGGAATCGGTTGTGGGGCCGGGGGTTGAGTCTGATGGGGCCGATCTATCAGCTTTTGATTTCAGCACAGGCGGGAAGACGGGCGGAGAACTCATTGCCCCGGAGACGGACGTTCTCAGTGGTCTTGACGCCTTTGAATTGGGACAAGCCGGAGAGTACGGGGCTTTGACGGAGGCCGAACTTGCCGGGTATGCTGCGGAAGACGCAGCAATGGCAGAGCAAGGAATTACGGCAGGGCAAACGGGAGGGTCATCTGGGGCCGGTACTTCCGTAGGTGGGGTGGTCGCAATCGTCGGGGCGGCGGATATGGCTCGCAATATGTGGGGAAGGCCCAATAAGAGGTATGAGGACAAATCGACTGTTCAGAAAATGTTTGCCGCTCCGGTGATGGGGGTTCATACGGCGATCTCTGAGGATGTGGCAAACAGCATTTTCGGGAAAGGGAACCCCCTGTCAAAGATGAGTTCATGGCTTGGACAGGCTGAAGAGAACATCGTCGGAAAGTCTCTCGACAAGGCTTTTCAGGGGAATTTTACCGGAGCGATCGGACAGATTTTCAAGGGAATAAAAGGCTTGTTTTAACGGAGGTAACTACATGGAAAGAATTTGTCCCGATTGCGGAGAAACTGACCTGTCGAAGTTCGGATTCCGGGATGGAAGGGGCGGTTTGAAATATGTCTGCAAGGTCTGCGAAAACGAACGTAGCAAGAAGTGGCTGCGGGAACATCCGGCAGTTAATAGGGCGAGGGTAGCAGCAAATAGAGTCAAAAACACGGACCGAATAAGAGAGAAAGAAAAAGAGTACTCTTTGCAAAGAAGAGCTACGGAGCGCGGCCGTCTTGATAACCGCCTGAAATCATCCATAGCGGGAACGCTTAGAGGATATAAGAATCATAAAAAGTGGCAAGAACTTACCGGGATAAACGCAGAAGAACTGAAAAAGCACCTACAGAAAACTATTCCCCCCGGCTACGGATGGGAGGATTACGTCTCCGGAAAGCTCCAACTTGACCACAAAACGCCAATTTGCAAATTCACGTACCAGACACCGGACGACGATGACTTTAAGAAATGTTGGTCACTTGAAAATATGCAACTTTTGGCCGCATTTGATAATGGTGCGAAGGGAAGGAGGGGCTAAATATGTCAAATCCTTATTATATTAGTCCAAACAACAACCGGGCGCAGAACTTCTTCAATCTTGCGAACCTTGGCCTCCAGCTATACGGGATGAAACAGCGGGGCGATATTGCGGAGACTGAGGCCGGGATAAACCAGGAACGGAACCGGCTAACCAGGGAAGAGATCCGGCAACGGGGGGCAATCTCCGCAGAAGAAAACCGGCTCAAGGGTGAACAGGTCGCCACAGAGCGGATGAAGATCCCTTATCACAAGCAGAATTGGGGCAGGGGCGATGATGCTCTTCTCCGGGCGCACCTGAATGAATTTGGCATCGATCCGAAGGACGACACGAATCCTATTGTGCAGAAGTCAAAGGAGTTTGCGAATACCCCCGGAATTACCAAAATGGATACCTACGAAGCCTTTCGCTCTGATGATTCGATGCGGGAATCCGTGTTGCAGAGCATGGAGGCGAAGATTCAAAAAGGTCTTGCAAAGAACCCAAATTACACGGACACGCCCGAGGGAAAGAAGGCGTACCAGACGATGCAATTCCTTTCTTCTGAAGAGGGTTGGGGGAAGGCCGTTGATTCGGTTTTCATGAATACCGTCAAGTCGGCGAAAATGGAAGAGGACAACACCAGGGCGGCACTTGAGGCGGCTCGGGCCGCAAATAGGCCGGTTTATCCGACGTTCGATCAGGTAGTCGCGGGGCAGGTGCTTGGAGGTCAGAGGACGGCAGAGGAAGCGGCAACGCTGGTGCATCCCCAGCAGGCACCGCGCCCGACAGTCGTCCCGGCGCAAGCGTCTTTGGTCATGCCGGGAGAACGTACTCCCACTTATACGAACCCAAACAAGACCGGAACAGGCAGCGGGCTCCCTGATACGGCGGCCGGCGGCAGCGATCCTTTGGAGGGACTCACAAAGGCGCAACAGGAAACCGTCAAGGCCATCGCTGAATACCGCTTCCCGGTGACCAACCTCCGCAACAAAGAAATGATGGCGCTGGTTCAACGGGCTTACGCCTATGATCCGTCCTTCGATGCGAAGGAATACGCGGTGAGGGCAGGCGTGAGGAAAGACTTTGCCTCTGGGAAAGCGGCGGTCAATATCCGGTCCCTGAATACGGCGGTGGCGCATCTCGACAGTTTATCGAAGGCGGCGAAGGGATTAAATAATGGGTCAATAACACTCTGGAATGAAATCAAAAATTACGGCCTTACGAAGGTCGGCGATCCCCGGGTGAAAAAGTTCAACACATCAGCAACGGCGGTTTCCGGAGAGCTCGCAACCGTGTTTAAGAGTACCAGTGGCACGGACCAAGAAATCAAGGAATGGCGGCAAAACATGGATACGGCTGGCTCCCCTGAACAAATTCAAGCGTTTGTTGATCAGGGTATCGAACTACTTGGCGGACGGCTGAGAGCGCTCCAAATGCAATACCAAACCGGACTCGGGAAGGCGAAGGATTTCAGATTTTTATCCGAACCATCATTGAAGATTCTGAGAAATCTCGGTGTTGATATTGAAAGCATCGATCCCGTGGCAGGCGCAAAGGAAGCTCCGGCAACAGATAATTCCGATATGTCGCAGTTTTGGAAGAAGAACGGGTGAACCATGGCATTTGACCTTGAATCCGCAAGACAGGCCGGGAAGACAGACGAAGAGATAGCGGGATATCTCGGGCGGACGCTTGGCTTTGATGTTCCGGCGGCGCTGAAGGCGGGGAAGACGCCGACGCAGATTGCAGAGTATCTTTCGACGGCTGAACGTCCCAAGGAAGCAGTCAAGACCGCCCCTCCCCCTCCAGCACCCCCCGCCGAACCCCCCGGCTTCATGGCCCGCACCGGAAAGAGGCTGGGCGAGGCATGGTCCGCGGCAACCAACCCGGACTACTCCATGAGCCGGAAGGCTGTCAGGTCCCTCGGGACGCTCGGAGAGGTTGCCGGGGATGCGATAGGAGAGGGCGTGAAACTGGTCTACAACGCCACCACGACCCCCACAGGACGCGAAACGCTGAAAAGCGGTGTGGACTACCTTGCAAATACCGACTTCGGCAAGGCTCAAATGGCGACGCTTAACGATGTGTCGCGGGCGTGGCAGGGAGTCAGACTTGTGGCTCCTGAGACGGCCACGGATATCGAAAAGGCGGCTCAAATTCCAAACCTGATACCGGCAGCACAAGGGGCGCGGTTGGTTGCACCAGCGGCAAAAGAAGCGGCGCTGGTAGGCGTTGACGCGGCAAGATTGGCTGGGAGAGGGGCGGGGAATATCGCAAGGAAGATTCTGCCTAACGCAGAAGGGCTCCTTGAATCAGGCGCGAAATGGTCAACAGTCCTTTCTCCCGAAGCGCGGGCGCGAGTATCCGGAACGATGCTGAAAGAGAAAATATCCCTCAGCCCTAAGGGGTATGACAAACTTGAATCAACCGTGTCGGATATCAATAAGCAGATAAAAGATGCCCTTGCCCCTTATGATGATACGCCCATTGATGCGAAGAAAGTCGCCGAACGGACAGCCGAGGCCAAGAAGAAAGCAAACAGCGCCTATGACCGGAAAGAACAAGTCGCAAAGGTTGGCGAAGAGGTGACGCGGTTCCTTGATAATTGGGAAGGGAATCTGACCGTTGCCGATGCACAAAAGATCAAGCAGGATATTTACCGGCAGCTCAAAAGCCACTATGACAGCGTGTCCAAGGGCGGGCCGGGGAAATATACGG